CTTTTCGCATTGCTTAACCCCCTGGCGGCCTCGCTCACGGGGCCGCGTTCTTTTTTGCGGCCGGGGACTCGGCTTGCTCTTCTTTGAGCAGGCGATAGCGCAGCCGCGTGTATTCCAACACATCGCGCCGTTCCTTCGGCGTCAGGTTGCGCATCAGGTCGTAGAGTTCGCGGAAGTTCATGTCCTCGAATGAACCATAGGTTGATGTGTCTGGTAATAATCCTGCGTGACGAAGTACAACTTCGGCTGGAATATCAAGGGCTTTTGCAATTCCCACACAGAAATCAAAGCCTGGCTTACTCTGTTCAGACAGGACATTTGAGATGGTAGCATGTGATAAGTCTGCTCTACGTGCAAGTTCCCGAAGTGACCATCCTCGCTTTTGAATTTCTTCGGTTAGCCAAATAACCATTTTGTCACTCACTTTCATAGTGTATTATATTTTTCGGTGATTTTAGCTACCAATTCGGTTTTAGGTATTGACAAATATTATGATATGGTGTATTATGGTAGATATTACAACCATAACGGTGGTTACGATTACCAAGTCGTTGCCTGTTACCGTCTAGGTTTTTTTTAGCCAGAGCCAGGCCACAATCGCAGACAACAGAGCCGAATGTACAATCAAAAAGACCATTCCTATACCTCCTCCCCGTGATAGCTAATTGTAGCAAATGGGCATGGCCGATGAAAGATGATACCCATCCATCTCCAGGAGACATTGATCACATTGAAACCGCAAAAGTTCTCACGTTTATTTCTGAGCTTCACCATCCACGACAACCGCGTCGAAATCAAGGACGGCATGTTTCCGCTCGTCAAGAAAAGCAGCATCCCCTTCCGCAGCATCACCTCCGTCGAAGTCGCCAAACTCACCAAACAGCTCATCATCCACACTAGTGACGGGAAAAAACATACCTATGCTCTGGGCGGCTTCGGCAAAGCCCAAGCCTGCCGCGATGCTATCGCCGCTGCCCTTTAAGAATGAGCAAAGCCGTAGCTATCATCATCGGCGTCCTGATACTCCTCTGCTGCCTATGCGTGGGCATCTTCTGGGTCGATAACCGGCTGCGCGATTGGGGCCTACTGCCCACCTACACGCCTACGACTACCGCAATCCCCACGGCCACCGCTACGGCCACGCGAACCGCCACCGTTGCCCCCACCCACACGCCGACACGTACTTCCACGCCTACACGTACCCCCACGCCGACCCGCACCCCTACACCTACCCACACGCCGGGGCCGTCTCCCACACCTACCCCCACCCACACTCCGCGCCCTACTGCTACGCCACGGCCTCCCACCGCTACCGCCACGCCACGGCCTCCCACCGCTACTGCCGCGCCGCCTACTGCCGCGCCGGAGCGCAACTACATCGGCCCCGGCGCGTGGATGTGCCCGGATAGCACGGCTGGCGCAGCCTACATCGGCTCAGGTACCAATAAATTCCACAAACCCGGCTGTAGCTCCGTCAAACAAATCGCCGCCCACAACCGTGTCTGCTTCGAGAGCCGCGAAGCCGCCGTCAACGCCGGGTTTGAACCGTGCGGGCGTTGCAACCCATAACTTCCGAGTACCCACATTAACGGAAACAAAAAAGGGCCATTTCTGGCCCTAAAAAACAACAGCATCGACATGGGGGAACGTGTCCCCGCCACATTACGCGGCTATCAAAAACCGCTACCCGCGTAGTCGCATCTACCCAAAACCTGCATACGGTTTGGGTCCGTGAGGTCGGAGGTTCAAATCCTCTCGCCCCGACTGCGACCACAAGGAACGGTCAAAACACTAGCCGCGTATCCTGACCCGGACGCGCGCGCGAAATATCCGCCCACGCGGATACGCCTTTCCCTCTATAAAAAAACGCTTCCAGCAATTACCGGAAACTAATCAACGTATTACCGGAAGCGCCCACAACATAGGAGGATACGCGGCTTGAAACTATCACAGGCATACGAAACATTTGTACTCTACAAGCGCGCCAGCGGCGTCAGCGATAACACCATCTCCAACTATCAAAAGACCTGGCAGAAGGTCCGTCTGTACTTCCACGCCGACCCTGCCTTCGAAGGCATCACCCTGGAGGACTGGCTGCGCTTCATGGCCTGGGTGCCCGACGAGTTCAACCTGGCACCCAAATCCGTGGCCAACATCCACACAGATCTATCATCACTCTATACCTGGGCTACCGACATGAACGTCGTCAAAGAGCACCTGTTCCGGCGCATTCCGCGCCCACGGTTCGAGAAGCCAGACATCGAGCCGTTCACTCAGGATCAGGTTGCCGCCATGCTCAAAGCGTGCGATGTCACTAACCCCTGGACCGGGCGCGAGGGCATCCGCAGCAATCGGCACACTGCCGACCGCGACCGCGCTATCATCCTCGTCCTGCTCTCTACCGGAATGCGCGCGTCGGAGCTGTGTGGCATCTGCAAGCGCGACCTCGACCTCGGCAACAACAAGATCGACGTCGCCGGGAAAGGGAAGGGCCGCAGCTCGAAACAACGCAGCGTCTACATCGGCAAGCGCACGGCTAAGGCGCTGTGGCGTTACCTCACGCCCCGTCTGAGCGACATGCTGCCCACCGATCCCATCTTCACCGTGGGACCGGAGGACGAGGAACGCGCCTTCTCGCGCAATGTCCTCTCGCGCCTGGTCTCGCGCATCGGCGAACGCGCCGGCATAGAGAAGGCCCACCCCCACCGCTTTCGGCATACGTTCGCCATCAACTATTTGCGCAATGGCGGTGATGTGCTTACCCTTCAGCGCCTGCTCGGTCACGAGTCCCTGGAAATGGTACGGCGCTACGCCAACGTCGCCGCCGCCGATTGCGCCGCCGCCCACAAAACGGCTGATCCCGTCGATAACTGGCGACTCTGACATAACCGCTGTTTTCCACTCCCCCACCCCCACGCAAAACGCGCGGATTTCCCTCGAAATCCGCGCGTTTACCGCTGTTAAGAACAGTTAGCAGAACTACGGCGCGACCGTCGTAGCGACATCCTCCGTCACTGAAGCGCTCTCCCACAACACGCGCAGCCGTGCGGTAATGGTTTCTGTAACGCTGAGGGTTGGTGCTATAACTCGCACGGTGCCGTCCCATGTCTCCAGGTCCTCCTCGACCCAGGTCAGCACAACCGGATCATAGCCGCTCTGCGTGTAGCCGCTCGGCGTGGCGGAAACGAGCGTCGTTGTCTGGGGAAGGGTGACGATGATTGTGTGTACGCCGTCCTGCGTCCCGGTCACGGTCAACGTGTAGTCCAGCGCCTGACCGCTGTAGGCCGTCGCCGGGCCGGTCAGCGCGATTTCCGGCGACGTCGGGGGAATCGCCGTGCCCGCGTAGTTGAACATCACCAGCGGCAGATAGACGGCGACAATCGGCCGGTCTGGTAGATATGGCGTCGCGTAGGGCGTGATCCACACCTCTGGCGTGCCCCCATAAAATGCCGCGGGGTCGATCCGCGTCGGTTTGGCGCGCGGCGTTTGCGTAGGCGACGCTGTGGGAGTGGGCGTGGGCGGCGTCTGCCGGACCAGGTCCACGGTTTGTGTGTTGATCCCTGTGCCTTGCAGCACTTCTGTCAGAGTGCTGGTGCTCCACGTGCCGACCACTGACCACGTTTTTGTGAGTGTCCCGTTGCCGGCCGGCGCCGTCCACACCAACGAGCCGCTGCCGGGCGTCGTGCTGCCCGCGCTGGCGCTGTACGTAGTCAGTGAAAGCGCGCTGGTGTCCCACGTCTCGGTCAGCGTGTACCCCACCGTACCGGAGACCTGGTCAATCACCATCAGCGTGTTCGTGTTAGTGATGACCACCGGCGTGCTCCACCAGGTGGCCACCGGCGTGCCGTCTCTGTACACGTCCTTACTCCACTGCGTCAGGCCGGCCGGCGGCAAAATAGAAGAGAATGTCGTGAGTAGCCCTGGCATTTCGATGTGAGGACTCCATAGCAGCAGCGTTACCCACAGCACTATCAATGACAACAGCCCGGCCAGCATTTGTAGCCAGGCACGCGGACGGCGGACTGTCTGCTTATGATCCGTCTCCGGCGTCGCTGGCACGAGCAACTTAAACCCTAGCGCGTCCATTGCCCCCGGAATATCTTGTTGCGCTGCCAGTTGTACCGTAGTCTGCGCTGTGCGCCACGCCACATCTATATCCATTCCGGCGCTCAATCCAGCGAACAACGCCTTCGCCAGTATGTCGGCTCCGGCCAGGATGCCCGCCGTACCGCCGTAATTATCGCCCGGCCCGGCGATCACCGCCCGGGCGCCGGCTTCGAAGAGCGCATCGATCATGTCACGGTTTTCCAGCCCGTAGCACACGCCGAGGAAGACCACCGTCTTGTCCAGCGGCCAGGCCCGCACCTGGTCGGCGGTCGCCACAACCTGGTGCGCGTCATCCTCCCACGCGCGCCCATCGTCGCTGGGATGCAGGAAGACGCCCAGCGCATCCGGTGGATCATGCACCGGTCCGGTCGTGCTGAGCTGTGCAGCGCGTCCGCCGATGGCCCGCGCATTGTCCATAAACGACTTTAGTGTCAGGATACCCGTCTTCATCATCCCCCCAAAATCAACTTTTCCAGTGTCTGGGCGTCTGGTGGCTCGATGCCGACATCCCATCCCGTGCCCGCTGCGTTCAATGTTACCCGTTCGACGAAGAAACGACCGGGCGGGATCACATCTACGAGCGTGGGCGCGATCACGTCGATTTGTTCCGCCCACGCGCCCGGTTGTACCTGCCACGGGTCCAACTGCTGCAGGTTCGTGTTGTGCGGTTCGCCCTTGCGCCAGTAATAGCCCAGAGCGTCGCTCACCGGCTTGAAGTACAGCCGCTTTTGTGCATCGATGCCCGCGATGACGCGACCGGCCGTGCTCCCGGCCTCCTGCAAGTTCACCATCTCCTGCTGGCCGGTGTAGTTATTCGACCGGTGGCGGCTCGTGGTGATCCCGCTCGCCGTTACCTGGGTCATATCGTCGCTCACCCAGGCAAAGTCTCCGGCAATCAGTTGCGCAATGGCCGCGGTGTCCAACTGCCCGGTCGCGGTATCACTATAGATCTGATGTTGCAACCTGGCCCAATGCCCAAAAGCCACCATCTCGCAGGTCACTCGCTCGCTGCGGCTGCCCGGGTTGAGCAGCGGCGTGGGCCAGGCATACAGCGCGAGATACTGATCGCGGTACGCATCTGCCAATTCTGGCGTCATCCCGTCGCCGGAAATGAGCTGCTCGATTGTGCCGTACCGGGCGATACTGGCCGCGTCTTCGCCCCAGTCCGTAAGCGCCCGGTCTCCCACCGTGCCATCTGTGGCGTAGGAGTATTCTACCGCTACCCGATTACACAGCTTATCCAGGCTATAATCGAACGTCCCCCACGGCGTTTGCAGCGTTACCGCCCACAGCACGCCGGCCCAGATACGCGTCGTATCCGGCGCGTAGATATCCAGGTCCGCCAGCAAGCGCGTCGCCCACAGCCACAACGCGTCCGCCGCGCCCGTCGCCGTGATGCGCGCGGCCTCGCAGCCGCCCACCGCCAACCAACTCACTTCCGTAAGCGCGAGCCGCGTTTGGTGAATCACTGGCTTCCCATTCAACGTAAAATCTAGCGTCATCATCCCCGGTGATAGGCCCTCTTCCACGCCCACGCCTGTAAGCGATCTACCCAAGCTATATACTTACCTCGCTTGAGCATCTGCGCGTACACGCCCGCCACAACCACATCCAACACTCGCCATACCATAGCGCTTTCTCCTGTCTACCGTCTACCGTCTACTTACAGCAGCGCAAAGCGCGCCGCATACTCCACGCGCACGCTCATCGTCCGCGATTTCAGCACATCCCCCTGGTCCCCGATCTGCACGAAGTACAAGCGCTGATCCCTTCCCGGAACCAGCTTAGGCCGCTGACCCGTGCCCAACACAATCGACCCGGCCCGCGCGGTGTAATGCGCGGCCACCTCGTCATTGATTCCATCATCAACAGTGTATTGCTGATAGACGGCATTGTAGGCGCGATAGGCGATCTTGCGAATGCCTAAATCCGTGGGGATGAAAAGTACGTAGTCGAGCGTTGTTTCCGCCGTATTATCGTCGGACTTCAGCACCAGGTCGAACAGGTACGGCAGCGCCGGCGGCGCGACCTTCGGCCACGGCGGCAGTTCAATCGTGCCCAAGGGGATGATGTGATCGGCGGCCACTGCCGAAACCGGCGGTGTCAGCGCCTTCGTCTCCGTCAGTTCTGTTTCGATAAGACTCGTTTCGAGCCAGTATTCTGTGTCCGCGTCGAACTCCCCCACCACAAAGGCGAACCACGTCCCCTCCCACGTGCGCGTGGCGGCGCTGGCAAATTGCCATTGCGCCACCACTGCGCCCGCGCCGCGCAGTACCGTGTCTAGATTGGCGTCTGCGTCTGTGTACATATCCAACCCCTCGACCGCCGAGCTCGCATCTTGCAGGAACGCGCCGTGCGTCGGTCCGGTGGAGATGTGCCGCAAGCCATAGTAAATCTGCGCCAGCCGCCGGTCATTGTTGTACGTGTTCTGGAAAACCAGGCGGAACGGCGCGGGCAGGTCGCCCTCCACGTCATCGCCGACGATACCCACCCAGTTGTTCAACGCGGCCTCGGCAGCATTGTCCACCGTCAAGCCGGTCTGCACGTCCGTGCCGTGCACGTTAGTCAGCGGCAGCGTGCCCTCGGTCCCCCGCGCCTGCTCGCGCGTGATGACCAGCAGGGCGTCCAACATACAGCCGTGGGATGTATAGCCTACGTAGTCCGCCGTATCAAGCGAGCCGCCGCGCACCCGCGCCTGGCGCTGCGCGCGCCCGGTCGGCGTGTGCCGGATCCACAACGGCGAGACGCGCCCGTCATCCGTCGCCTCTGCCGCGTCGTTGAGCCACACTTCCAGCGTGGAGGCGTGCGCGTAGACCGCGCTGTGATCGATCCCGTGAATCTCGATCTCCAACGTCTCGCTGCCGCTTTCCCCGCGTACTGCTGCCGGCTTCCACTGGCGCACCACATACACCGGCCAGTCCAGCAGGAGTGTCTCCTCGCGCAAATCGTTGTACAGCTCAAGCACCGCCATAAACGCGTTGCCTCCTCAGTTTCCACGTTAACCGGTTCACCAGCGCCTCATCGTCCTGCGCCCCATACACATTGATTTCGCCGATCTCCTGACGGTTATCTACGCTCCGCGCCTGCGTCCCCAGTGGATCGCGCGCCGGCAACGCCGTCAACGAGCCGCCCAGTTGCGGGAACTCCGTCCGCGCCAACTGCCGCGCGGCGCTTCCGATCCCCCGCAGGCCGAGCTCGAAGGGCGTGGGTGAGCCTGGCGTGAGCCACTTCGGCAGAGAAAGCCCGCTGATCTTGTCTGCCAGATCTTGAATCCACTTGATAGCGTTCTGGAACGCCGTCGATATACCATCCACCCCGCCTGTAACGTTCCCCAGCCATTCACCGAACTTCTCCAAAATCGGACCAAACGTGTCTTGAATCCACGCGCCTGCCGTCTTTAACGCCGGCAATAGCACGTTCTCCCAAAGTCCGGCCAGTGCGGTAACCGCTACTCCGACCACTGCGCTAAGCAAGTTCCCCAACGACTCAAAAAGCGGCACCAGATTGGTCTGGATGAAACTCCACACGCTGCGAATGGCCGGTAGCAACGTATTTTCCCAGAACCCCTGTAGCACGGTAATCGCGGCTGGCACGTTCGTGCTCAACCAGGCGATCAAATCCTGTAATGCCGGGCGTAGGGTGCCCTCCCAAAAAGCGACAATTGCCTGGAATGCCAGTGGTATATTCGTTTTGAGCCATTCCCCGACCGCCGCCGCCTTCTCCTGGATGCCGCCCCAATTCTCCTCCCAGGCCGTGCGTAACAGGGCCACAACAGCCGTTACAGCGGCTATCACCGCGATCGGCCCCGCAATCGCGCCGATTGCAGGTAACAGCGCGGCCATAATCACCGCTCCGACTGCCGTCAGGCCATCTTGCAGTTTTACATTTTGCCCAATCCAGCCGGCCACCATCGCCACGTAGGGCGCCGCCCACGCGATAACCTGTTGGATCAACCCGCCGAATTCGCGCAACTTCGCCACAAACGCGTCGAATGCTGCCACCACGCCCGGCGGCACGCCGAGCATCAACATCGCCGTCGAGAGACCCTGGAAGACGTCCCCGCCGCCCTTGACGTAGTTGATCAAGAGCGCCAACACTTCCCCAAACCGTTGCAGGTGGGGCACCAGCCCTTGCACTCGCGTCAGCAACCCTAGGAGTAGAGGGAGCAATGTTTGCAACACCGGGATGAACGCCAACCCCGCCTGATCCTTGGCATTCTGGATTTGCGCGCTCATCTCTGCCAACTGCGCCGCCGCCGTTCCCGCCACCTCCGGCATCGCCGCCGTGTTTGCCGCCAGCTTTTCAGTGACCACCGCCATCATCCCGGCCTGCTGCTGCGCCTTCGTCAGGCTGTCGGCCTGGACGCCGAACATCTTCGCGGCGCGTGCCGTGGCCTCCTCTAACGAGACCTGGATGCTGAGATTGTCGAGGATCGCCGGAGATAGACGCCCTACGCCGACGACGAGGCTATCCATCAGGAAGCCCATATCTTGACCGGTTGCCGCGGCCACCTTGCCCACATACTGCATCGCATCGGGCAACTGATTGGCGAAGTCCTTGCTCACGAGCTGCGCGGCCTTGTTATAGGTCAGCATCAAATCGCGCTGGCCGACCATCCCCGCGCTACCCTTTTCCAGGGCTGCTAACACTTCATTACCGGACCTACCCGAAGCGGTCGCAATGCCATCAAACGCAGCTTGTACGTTTTGTAGCGATGCCGCCGACGTGGTGAACGAGAGGAGCGCCAGCCCGGCCGCCGCTGCCGCCGCGCCAATCACCCCAAACGCCTTTAACGCTACATTCCCCGCCGCTTGCAAGTGTGGAATGGCGCCCTGTATCGCGCCCCCGATCTTACCCGCAATCGTCGCGCCGATGCTCCCCGCCTTGACGACCGCGTTGCCCAGGGTTCCCACAATCGCCTTGCCCACGTTGCCCATCGCGCCAAGGACACCGCGCGCCATCCCGGCTGCGCCGCCTACAATCTTGCCAAAGCCACCGGCAATTTGCCCCAAGCCGGTCACCAGCGGGCGGGCCACACTGGACACCGTCGCGCCAAACCGCTTGAACATCGCCCCCGCCCGCCCAATCGCCGAATTGCTGGCAAAAAGGCCCTGCAGCGGCGCCATGTTGCTGACAAAGCCACGGATCTTAGCGCCGGCCGTCTCGATGCCGGTCGCCACACTGTAGCGGATCACCGTCCCCGCGCGCTCGAATGCCCTGCCGATGGCGCGCGTGCCAGGGATGGCGCGTAGCACCGCCCCACCCACCGCGCCCACGCCGCGCGCCGCGCCCAGGGCCAGGTTTCCCATCCCCTTCAGCACGTCGCCCATCCCGCTGAAAGCTGTGCGCGCGCCCTTACTGATCCGCTCCACATTCTTCGTGGAAACGCCCACTTTCGTCACTGCGCGCTCGATCCCTGCCAGCGTTTTTGTGACCTTATCCACGGCCTCAAAGACCGCGGTTACCGTGTACGACTTTCCTGCCATCGTTGGTTATCCCTAAAAATACCTTCCGCTAATGTGAATACCCGGAACAAAGAAAGGGCATCACTTACGCTTTGCCCTTTCCTTTTTTCTGCCGCGCCCTCGCCTCCTGAATCACCAGCGCCAACGGTAACTCTAGCTCAAACGCGGCCGCCGCGCGCCCATAGTGCGCTTCGACGTATTCCAGGTATTCCAACGCCTCCCAGTATCCGCGTCGTGTTGCTTGCGCCAGATGCGCGACCTTCGCCGCCCACACGACCTCTGGCGCATCCGCCTCACCGCCATTTACACAAAGCCTGGCGATTCCCCCGCTTCATCAGCCGCGTCTTCGTCCTCCTCGAAATCCGTGTTGACCGCCTGGCCGATGATGTCCATCATCACCTGCCCGTCGGCGTGCAAAAGCGTGCGCGCTTGCTCGTCCGTCTCCACGCGCGGATTCAACAGCAGATACCGCAGAAGATAGATGAAATAGCCCTCGGAATCGGCCCGCTTCTGCCCCATCCTGAAGCGACTCTGCGCCTTCAAGAGCATAGAGAGAGGCACGCGCGTCCGATGCCGGATGTAGGCGTTATAGCGCGGTAGAAACGTCTCCGCCTGGTCGCGCGTCGCGTCTTCCTTACACAAATCAGCCAGCGTCACAAATTGTTTTTGCTCGTCCATTATTCTCCTCCCGTGCTCCCATTCGCTAGAATCCCGTCACCTACGCCCCGGCTCTCTAACGCCAGGAACTGCCCCTCGATGTCCTCGGTAAAGGCCTCCTCATCGCTGCCGCTGCTCATGCTATGGGTGTATACCATGCACCCCCGCAGGCGCTTGAGCACCGTGCCAGCATCGCGCTCGCGCCATTCCACGTCGAAGACAAACGGGTGCATCACCCCGTCCATCGCGTCGTCGGCCAGTAATGTCGCATCATTTGTGATGTACGCGACGTAGCCATCGTCGGTCAAGGCGCTGAGGAACTGAATCGCGTCGTTGGCGTAATCGATCAGGTAATCCGTGCCTTCGTGCAGCACCGTCCCATCGTCCAGCATCACGTAGAGCACACTCACGATACCGTAGGTCGGCGTATATGTTGAGGCGCCGGCGGTCAATTCCTCAACCTGAATCTCCGTTGTCCCCGCGATCAATTGCGCGAACAAGTCCGCCTGCTCGCCGATGTTCAAGTAGTTCTTACTAATCTTGAACTCTCCCTCCGGCACACCCGTTTTATGATACCGGTTACGCGGGAATCCCAACCCCGACCCGCCTGCCCGTGCATTTTTATCGACGCTATATTCCACGTCCTGCACCTCGATCAACTCATATGCGCCATACCGGATCACGCACCTAACCTCTGCACCCGTGTATGCGCTCGGTATCCATCCAATTCCCATTTCAAGCCTCCTTCAGCTTAAAGATTATGACAGAATATACCGCCGCCGAAATCATCAATTGCGCCAATGGCTGGCGAGCCGGGGTTATAAACCCCAATCTCAAACCCGACACGCCCGCCAGCTGCGTATGTAACATCTGTTGCAGCGCAAACCTCCGTCATGGTGACGCCATCCCCTACAACGACACTCAGCCCATCCGCAACCAACTCGAACCGCACAACATCACCAATATTGACTGTATACGTCTCCTCATTAAGTTGCACAAAGGTCTCGTGGTCATCAATACGATAAATCCCTACAGTAGAGCTGCCGATCAATGCCATATAACCATTTACAGATATGGCTTCTGGATTCCGTAGCCGCGCTAGCAGCATGTAAGGGACATTGGCATTGTCGCCCTGCTTGGTAAAATACACGCTCTCGAATCCACCGGACTCGGGTATTACGAGCCAGTAGGCCCCAACCTCAGACAGCCCATCTGTAGTGCTGGCCTGTCCATCTACAATAACTGGTGCAGCGCCAGATGAACGGGCCAGTGGATTAGTCAACCAATCGTCACCCAGTGCACCATCAGTGCGATTGAACGCATCCAGCAATACATAGGGTTCGCACACCTCATCAATCGGACGTGTCGCCATAGCCAGGAACTCGCCCTCCAAATCCTCGGTAAAGGCCTCTTCGTCGCTGCCGCTGCTCATGCTGTGGGTGTACGGCATACAACCGCGCAACCGCTTCAACACCGTACCAGAATCGCGTTCACGCCACTCTACATCGAAGACGAACGGATGTCGCTGACCTTCCATCGCATCATCAGCCAATGCAACTCCATCCGTAATATAGACAATCACTCCTGCAGTAGTGATTGCATTAAAATAGATCGTATGTGTTTCGTAATCGACTACATAGTCTATGCCTTCATACAACACTCTGCCAGTCGTCAGACGTACGTATAGCACGGATACAATTGCTCGTGTGGTCGTGTGATTAAAAACATCAGCCGCCAGAGCCTCGGATTGTAATGTCTGTGTTCCAGCGATCAACTGCGCGAAAAGGTCAGCTTGATAGCCAATGTTTAGATAGTTCTTGCTGATCTTCCACTCGCCGGACGGCACACCGCGTTTGTGATAACGGTTCCGTGGATGTCCCAGCCCCGCACCGCCAGGCCGGGCGCTGCGATCCACACTATACTCCACATCCTGCACTTCCAGCAGGTCATATTCCCCGTACCGAATAAAACATTTCACTTCCGCGCCGGTGTAGGCGCTGGGTTGCCATCCTATGCCCATATCAATCCTCCAGATACCGCAAACTCAACGTAGCAACGATGCGCCCCACCCGGCGCGCCTCGTCCCAGACCTCGCTGCTCGGCTCGCCTACGATCACGCTCTTGATACCCTGCTGCCCCAGATACCCGCAGCCTGGCTCCCCGAAATCCTCATCGTCGCGGTCGGCGTCCTCATAGTCGGCCAGCAGCGCTTCACGCACACACTGCAAAATGCGGCGCGCCTCTAATTCTGTGGCTGCCAGCACATCCACCTGGTAATCGGGGCGGCGAATCCGGCGATACGTCCCCAGGCCTCTGGGCTGATTTCCACCACCCACCGGCGTAAATCCCACGCGCGGCAGGCCCAGGTCTTCCAACGGATAACTCGGCACAAACTGCACCAGCCGGTATAGCGGATGGGTCGTGTTGAATGGCGCGCTGCCCTTGAGTGCGTAGATCACCGCCTTGATCGCGTCAACCTCGTTCATAAAACCTTCCGGGTACTGCCATTAACGGAAGCACTTAAGCTACTTCCTGCACCAGCCACGCCAGCCGGTAGACCAACTGCCCGGCCTCGCGCCAGTCCTCAACCCGCGCCACCCAGTAGATGATTCCATCCACAGTGAGCCGGTCTTTGAAGGTCAACGTCACATCATACGCCACAAATGCGCGCAACTGGACCTCAACCTCTTCGCCCAGCGGCGTTTTGACGAAGCGCTGGCCCGAATTCCCGCCACGCGCCGGTTGCACGAATGCCAGAATTGATTGTGGCGTACCATAGGTTGGACCGGGCGGCGTCCCCGTCGTCGGATAGGACGCGGCTTCCGGATCCGGCGTGTGCCAATCACCGTCTACATACGTCCCCGTCGCGTTGGCCGCGAAGGGGATGCGCGTGATCGTCTGCCCGTGCGCCTGAACGCGCTGCTTAAACTGCGTTGCCTTGCTCACGCCCCAGCTCCTGCGCCGCCGCGCGCCAGCGGGTCATTTGCTCTATGCTCAAGCTGCCCGGCTTGGCCACTAGCTCCACGATACGGGCGTCGCTCAATGCGGCCATATCTTCCACCGAGGCCACCCCCACGCGCAGTAGCTCTGCCGCGCGGACCGCGCCTATCCCGGCGAGACGCGTCAGCGCCGTGCCCCCACGCCGCGAGCATGCCACACACACACCCCGCTCGGCGCGCCCCTCTGCCGCCGTGCGTGCGTAGAGCGTGTGGACGGCCCGACCGCACCGTCCACACACCACTGCGACGCCATACTGGTGCAGCCGCAACATCACCGGCGTACCGCCTTGACCGTCGGTGTGATCGTCCCGCTCGGTTCGAGCTTGACGCGCATATACAACCCCTGCACCGGCGCGATGATGTAGTCGGCGCTCGTGGTCGTGCTGACGACACTAGACAAAACCACGCTGTAGGTCCGTTCTGCCCAGGCCGAGGCCATTGTCGTTGTAGAGGTAGAGTCGGATTGATCCGTCGCCGTGCTCGATGCGGTCAAGACCCCGGTGGAAGTGAGTACGTCAGTTGTGGTCGTCGTCGTGACGGCGCTGGTCGTCGTGCCCGTCGAACTCTGGCTGAGATAGTCCGTGTACAGATCGATCCAGTTTGTATTGTCATAGGAGACCTGTACCGTGGTCGTCAGGGCGCCGGACGTGGCCGCGTCTGCACTGACGAAAATCTCCACGTGATCGTTGCCCCAGCCGCCCACGTAGGGTGCGTTACTATATGTGGTAGTGGTGATCGACGCGCTGCCATCGTAGAAATTGATCGTCCCCAGAATCGCGCTAGGCTCCGGCGCGGCCGCTGCCAACATCACCACCAAGCCTATCATCACGGCGGTAACGCCCAGAACTTTTACAAATGCCTGAAAACCCTTCATCGTATCCTCCTGATAGTTGACTAAACTAAAACAACGCCTTGTGCCTTATAGCGGCCCGCCAGGCGCGCCGCCAAAACCGCATTAGCTGACCCTAAGCCTAACCCCTGCGAGGCATCCAGGTCCCGGGTAGCCTTCGTCTCGGAGTAATCCCCGATCCTGAAGGTCTCCGTGTCGCCAGACAGCCCGGCATCATAGGCACTGTTGGCGTCGAGATGCAACATCTCCTGCGCCAGCAACGCCACCGCCCGCTTGATCGCCACAGGGACCGCCGCCCCGCCGACTGTGTAGGTCAGCGTTCCCTGATACTGTTTCTGCCTGAACAGATTCCGATACGTATTGAACACCCCGAAGGTCACCCGCACGATCCCCGCCGCGTCGATGATCGCGTCGCTCACGTCCACCGTCGAAGCCGAACCGGGTACCAGATACACCGTCAGCGCATCCACCGACTGCACCGGCGCGCGGGGCGTTGCTATCTGCAACACTGGCAGTCCGCCATAGTGCGCCAGCGTCGCCTGCACCGTGTCGATCACCTGCGCTGCCGCAGAGTACGAGCGACCAAGCCATATCTCCAAATCCTCAGAGACGCAGTCCAGGATACCCTCGACATAATCCTCATCGAGCGCGCTTAAATCCTCTCCCAGAAGAGTCTCGTACTCGGCTATCGTAATCAGCACCCTACACCTCTATCCATAAACGTTTACAGATACCACCGCCGCTAACCATCATTAACGGCGCTTTTCGCGCTCAAACCCCACCCAACAAGCTCCGGCGTTGCTCTGTAGCGATCACACAAAACCGCCGTTAATGTCTTGCCCAACAAACGCTAGAAACCCGCTATCCTGAGCGGCCGCATCGGGCGACGCCCCGGCGCGCAAGCGCCGCACAATCTCCAGTCCGGCCTTACCCGCTGCACCTAGCCCCATCCGCCGGTCGAACGTCCGCTCCGGGCTGGCAAACACAGCCCGCGCGCCCTTCGCCAAAAATGCCGCCGGGAACCGCGTCTTCGCCTGATAGCAACCCTCCAAAATCACCACCGGCTGATGCTCCAACTGTTGGCCATCCTCCAGACGCGCCAATGATAACGCCGCCACCTCGTTATCCCCGCGCAGCACCCGCGCCTTTGGCGTTCCGTGCAACGCGATGTAGATCAAATCCACCTCCGCCAACTGTTCATACGGGAACGTCTCCGCCGTCAATGGCGGGCACGTCAGCGGTCGTGTCACAATCCCCGCCTGTAATAAACCCAACGCATTGTTGATCCAGCCCGATCGATAGCAATAGAGGAGCGTTTTCATTATTCTCTCGTCCTCAATCGCAATCGCAGCCACGCCAGCCACGCCAACGCCGCAATGTGTGCCGCCACCACACCCCACGCAATGGCCTTCGAACGGATCTCTGCTCGCGCTGTTACGGGTCGCGCTGGCGCAGGCGTTGCCGCCTCCGCCAGCCCGGCCTCTACACGCCACGCCTGCATAATCTGCGCGCTGTTCAATTCGGCGATAGCCCGCAGCGCATCCTCGATGGAGGCATTCGAGTGTGCGTCCAGATAATCCAGCACGGTGCGAATTCCATATCTACGGTCGATGTACCGCGTGACACCGCCGGCCTGCGCGTACCAGCGCCACATACCCGCTATGTCGCTGTAGGCGCGATATTGCATCTCCCCCCAGGAAAACGCCGCTTCTACCTCCGGCATCGCGACTGGCGCGGACCATAGAGCAAGCCCCTCGCGGAACCATAGCGGCAACCGGCTGACGTGCTTGCCCAACGCCAGGTGCGTAACCTCGTGCGGAATAGTGACATCGTAGAGATACTCGCCATTGCACGGGCAGCTATCCCGCGCCACAACCATCACGCCGTACCGTGCGTATGCCTGACCAGAGATCATTCCACTAGAGTGATCACTCAGCACCAACATCGCCCGGCCCGGCAGCGTCAGCCCTAGATCGCGCTCCAGCGCAACCAACTGCAGTTCAGCCACATCCAGCGCGCGCCGGCCCGCGCTGGGCGACTCATCGCACACAAAAACGATGACATGCTCACCTTCGACGCGCAGCCAATTACACGTCTCGTCCGCAATCTCGATCGTTACCGGCGGCATCTCGAACGATGACATGTCCGCGCGTACCCCGCTCCACACATACCGCAATTCCGTGAACGGCGGCAAGCCCGCCGTGTCTAACCACGCCGCCATCTCGTCCCCGTCCCGATGCGCGTTGAGCACCCACTCCCGCCCGTTCCACGGGGCGCTCACAACCACCTGCGCCAACGTCACCCCTGCCGCAGGCATAGAAAACCGCACACCTGGCTCCTGGGCAGATACCGGGGACACCAACAGCAGCGCCGCCACCAACGCGCACAGCAATGCGCTCAGCATAGCCACCACCCCCGCGCTGCGTTAATCGCTCTACGATACACGCTCTTAGCCGCTTCTAACGAGCATCCCATCGCGACTCCCACCTCTGCGAACGACAATCCGCCCCAAAATCGCAGCCAGAGCACCCGCGCATAGCGCTCCGGCAGGTCCGCCAACATCAAGCACGCCCACATATCGACATCCACACCGGGTCGCACGTAATGCCAATCCTGCAATTCGATCAGCACCGGGCCCTCGCGGCGATAGTGATCCGCGACCTTATGCCGGAGAATACCATTCAACCACGTCCGCAACCTGGAACGCTCTCGCGTACCCCGGCCCCGCCACGCCGCTAGCGCCGTCTCCTGCACCACGTCGTCCACAATATGTTCAGGGAGCCGCCGCAGCGCCTGGCCGCGCAGCCAGTCCAGGTCAGGGCACCTGGTAGAAAAGTAGTCTGACATTCGTCAACACTCCCGATATTGTTATGGGGTTGGTATATGTGAACGCCATCCCGTCCACGATCACCGGCCCATCTAGCGATAGTCCCGCGCCGGATGTCGTCAGCGTTACCCCGCCGCCGGCGCGCACATTGAACGAATTTGCCACTGTAGACGAATAAACCGCGTCCTCCCCATCCGCCCACACGAACGCACCATCGTGCAACGCACGGGCATAACGCCCGGAGGCCAGACTGTACTCGCCTACTGCCCGCGCCTGATAGCCGTTCAAAATAGTGGAGTACCGCCCGCTGGCTTCGTTATCGAAGCCATTCAGGATGGTCGTATACTGCGCTGTCGTCCCCGTGATCGTATTGCTCACGCCCGTTCCCACCAGCCCGTAGCCGCTATAGCAGCCGACCACCAACGCCGGCGTGATCTCGCTGTACGCGCTGATAATCTGCGTGTATGTGAGTATGCCCGCGTTAGCAATCGTGTTTTGCGAGCCGCCAAGAATGCTGTTGTGCGCCGTATTGCACGTCGCCACGCTCGTATCGAAATCGTATTCCGCCTCCACCGAGTTCATCGGCGTATCAGTCCACTCATAGTACACCCCGCTGGTGTACACCCCCGTCACCGTCGCTGTGACCTCATTCGATACAGTGTTGAAAAACCCGTTTAAAATCGAATCACTGTAGCCGTTGACCGCGTTCCGATCCCCGCCGGCTACCAGGCTATACGTGCCGGTCCCGCCGCCCACCGTAATGCGATTGAACGGATTGGTCGATCCTAGACACGCATTCCCTGTTCCCACGGTGTTACAGTAACCGCCACCAATCCATCCCATTGAGGCCACGCTATCAATCTCGTTGCGATACCCGGCCACACTACCGGAGTACTGTGCCAACGCAGTGTTCTGCGTACCGCCCAATACCGCGCCACCGTTATGGCTGGTATTGCCGAATCCGCCGGCCACAACCCCATAGGGACCCCGCACCCGGTTAATTTGGCCGCCGCCGATAGTCCCCCACCAAGCTGCCTGCTCGATTGTGTGACTCTGTCCTCCTCCAACTACCGCGTAGCCACCGGAGACGGTATTTTTTAGCCCGCCACCGATTGTGGAAAAGTCACCGTCATAGTTGATGATGTTATAAAACGTCCCCGACGTGCCCCAGTCCCCGGTTACCCCCGTGCCGCCGCCGGCGATCGTGGCGCCGTACAATCCAGCGGCCACCGCGTTTCCTGTGGCCCCGGCGTAGAGGTTTGCGCTCGTCGCATTCCCCGCCAGCGTCCAGCGCCCGGACGTCGCTGCGGCCTGCACTGTATCATCATCCGTGTCACGGATAACTCCTGTGCCATAGATGTCCAGGTCGCCGCCTACCGTCACGTCATCAAAATAATTTCCGCCGCTCTGCGCCTGCACTTGATGATCTACTGTCGAAACCAGTACTAGAGCCGCAATCAGCAGCAATGCTATCGCGCGCCGTGCCCATTGTTTTGTAGTCATCTTCCCATATCCTCCGCCAGCTTACTGAGCACAGCCGGCCCCCACACCAACTGCACCGCGTCCATCAGCATGTCGTACTGCGCCTGCGTAATCTCCGCACTACGTCCCTCGTGGAGTACCCCAACCACGGTGAAGAGCTCAACCCTGGTCTCCTCATCTACCTGCGGGTTATTGATTTGATACCACAGTGCGTCCTGCACCACGTTACGGTATGTGATACTGCCAGACATACCTCGCATTGGATCGTCATACCGCAGGATCAGCTCATCAAGATCGATGTACACCGGCGCTTCCGGGTCGCTCTGCGCGACCTCCACGTCGAACAACGCCGCCGTCGCCATCCCCAACGCCAATACTGCGATCAGTGCGGCGCCCACAATCACGGCCTTCCAAATCGTGTTCATGGTGCAGCCTCCAACATCGTATAGCAGATCACCACGTAGCCCTCGCCGGCAGTCGCCCCGCCTTGATCCCACGTGAAAACAATTGGTGTCTCGGCAGCAACGTAAATCGGCCCGCCAGTAATCTCCGTCGCCCCGGCGAAGGCTTGTGAAAGATTGTGTTGGTAATTCTGCACAAGCCAATCCAAATCATCGGCCTTTCCCGCCGCAAATAGCGCGAGGATATTCCAAGGCGTCGTGCGCACGACCTGGCGGCTTGTGATTAAGCAGTTCGCGGGTAGCGTCGCCACAACGCCGCTCACATCCTCGAACGAGATCGGGATTTTCAAACAAACGTCGGTGGCTACCGTGTAGCCCGTCGTTGTGACCTCAACTTGAGTGTGTCTGTATGCGCCCTGAACCGGCATCGTAGCCTCCTATTCTTCCAACGTAACCAGCACAATCGCGTCTGTGGCTGCGCCGCTATCCAGAATGAACTGCAAATTGGCGATATTGGCGACTCCTAACACATCCAGCGGCGGCGTCGCATCCTGCGGGAGAAGATGCCCTAACTCATCTGTCGGCGCAGTCCCATCATACGTGTATCGCACCGCGGCCTTTGTCGAAGTGATAAAAGCGCGCTTGGCGCGCGCCAATTGCGCTTCCGTAAACCCGAAATCGTCCGCCAGCGTCAGCACCGCAGTTGATACCGTCTGAGAAGCCATAGCAAAGGCCACCGTTCCTCCGCTCGTCAGCGCCTCCAGAATCCGCGCCTCTCCCGGCGAATTCACCCGTTGCATCGTAACTCCTGTTGGCATACTCGCCTCCTACGCTTCAGAATGATACAGCACCAGGATCGCCACATTCCCCGAGGCGCTGGCATCGCCGCGCAGCTTCTTGTCCGCTGTCGGCAACTGCAATTTCGCCCGGGGCGAGAACTGGGCTGTTCCCCCGGCAGGCACGAACAAGCGGAAGATCAGTGTGTCGCTCGTTTCCTCAATGAAATCGACGTACATCGCCGTGTCTGCGCTCAGAATCACGTCATCGACGACGATCTTATCCCCGCTTTCCGGCGCTGGTGTCAGGTCCGCCGCCCCGGTCATATCCGCCGAGGTAGTCGTTTGCCGGGACGAAACCCATGCTGCACCGGCATCGCTTACCGGGACGGCAGTTGCTCTCAACTCCGTGTCCGTCAACGGACCGGTGACCGCCACGCTCTCACTATCCAGCGTCACGGCGACATCCGCCGCGCGCAGCTCCGTGTCGGTGAGCGGCCCAGAAACCGCGACGGCGGCTGCTCTCAACTCCGTGTCGGTGAGTGGTCCGGTGACCGCCACGCTCTCACTATCCAGCGTCACGGCGACATCCGCCGCGCGGAGTTCTGTGTCGGTGAGCGGCCCAGAAACCGGGACGGCGGTTGCTCTCAACTCCGTATCCGTCAACGGACCGGTGACCGCCACGCTCTCACTATCCAGCGTCACGGCGACATCCGCCGCGCGTAACTGCGCATCCGTCAACGGCCCCATCACATCCAATGGTTCGGCGCGTTCGACATTAACCCCTAGTTTCATCCCCTCACCTCGCTTTTAGCCGTAGTAGTGGCACACCAGCGTGCCGCCTGCGGAACCCTCACTATGCCGGATCACTTCGAAGCTCCTCATCGTTGCGCGCCCCTGGATCGTGATCTCGTCGCCATCGTTCGCCTCGGCGCCCACCGTGCTAGTCGGCGCCGTACCATCCGCGCGCCAACGAATCGGCTGATCCTGCACCTGGCATTGCGCTGCCTGCGCCGACGTCGGCAGCGTCAGGCTCTGCGCGTCAGTCGTGATTGCCAACGTCTGAAAGCCAACGCAGCGCAGGGTCTCATCAACCACCTTTGCCCGCGCACTCGCTGTGTTTCCCATGCTGCACCTCCCGTTTTTTCCTTCCGCTAATTACACTACTCGGAAGGCTGGCCGGTCTCCCGACCAGCCCCCGTACACTTGCTACGCCAGTCTGCTGGCGCGTCTATCGTGAAACTACTCGCTCGCCGTAGCGAACGACTGCGCTGCCGTGGTGATCACATTCGCAATCACGCCCTGCGCCCACCAGTTGGAGCGCTCCACGAGGCACAAGTGCGACCATACCGCAAACTCGCTCGACGTGGCGCGCCCACGGCCCATCACCTTGCTCAGATTGATGGCCGTTGGCGGCACCTGCCACTCTGGGTAGAGGATCCGCACGCCCTCGTGGAACTCCACAGCCAGGTAGATGCTCCCCTGAATCGAGTAGGGACCGTCCCCGGTGGCCGTGATCGCGAAGCGCGGGTCGCTGATGATCGGCAACTCGCCTGCCGGCGTGATGACACTGGTCGCCCAGAGACCCACGCTGCGGTTTCCGCCGTCCATAATGGCGATGCTCGCGTTCGTGCGCGCCTGATATGCCTCCACGATAGCCTGATGGAAGATGGGGTTGCAGTAGATCGCCGTCGGATAGACCCCGGAGGCCATCATTTTGACGATGTGCTCATTGATCAATCCGGCGCTCACGGCATCGCCGTCCGCGTCGTAGTAGAAGCCCGACGTACCGTTGACCACCTTGATCACTATCCCGTCGAAGTCCTCGGTATCGGTGGCGGCGTTGCCGTTGATCATACCGTAGTCGATCCCCTGGATCGTGCGTGTGGTCAGCAGTGAAAGGAGCTGCGCAGCATCGTCGTTGAACATGTCGCTGTTGATGCTGATCGGGGACCCCGGCAGCATCGACGCCAGCACGTCCACGTCCTTCAACCCGCCCGACGCACCGTAGGACTTTTTGGCGACCGCGTAGGTCGCGCGCGTCGGGTTGATGTCGTTGGGGTCGCCGCCGGCCGCAAAGCTGGCCTTGCGGTTGCTGCCGGAGACAAACGAGGCTGCCGTGAGGACCGCATAGATGGCGGCCAATTGGTTTTTGATCACCGGGCGCCCCAGTCCCATCAGCCGCTCATACAGCGGCGCGCGCAGATCGAGCTGCGCAATCACTTCCGGGTCGATGACCACCCCGTAGCTGGCCGCTACGTTTGCCGACAGCGCCGACATGATGGTCGGATCGACCGCTTTGCCGATATATTCCATACCCATAGTTGCACCTCCTGATTTCTATGTGGGTTAGGGCAGGCGTAGACCGCCGCCCGTCAACTGTTGAACCAATTCCGAGAATGTACGGGCCTTTTCCACAACCGCACTGGGCCGCAGATCGGGCGCAACCGACTTGCGCACCGGAACTGGAGCGAGATTGTCCGCGTTCTCTGGGGGAGTCACCAGACTGCCAGCGTTGACATTCGCGCCGGACGTTGCCGTTTGCAACGCCTTTTCCACCGCGCCTAATCGTTCCATCAGCACCGTCGCCCAGGCCGGCGGCGTCTCATCCTCATCTGGATCGGGCAAATTCTGATCCAGCGCCATCGCCACGTTCGCCAGCGCCGCCATCACCCCCTTGCGCTGCGTGCCCGCGTCGAGCGTGTCATCGCTCAAGAGCTGCTGCGCGGCATCCGCAAACGACCGCGCCACGCGCACTGCGGGTGCTTCATCTACGGGGGCATCCGCCTGTGGCTCTGCCGGCGTCTCTGTCTTAGCGACAATCTCAGCCGCAGCCGCAGCTTCAGTCGCGCTGCCCTCATCTGCCGGGGCATCCGCTTTGCTTGTCTGCTGTGCCTTTGCGGCCACCTGCGCCTTGAACTCCTCGATGCTCTCACGGAGAGATGCTACGGCTTCGTCAGTGGTGTCGCTCGCCCACCAGGCATCGTAGGCTACATCCCACAGTAGGTCCAGCAGTTGCGCGATCTCGATGATGCGATCCCACTGCTCATCAAAGGGCGCGCGTTCTGTCATCCACTGCTGCCAACGTTCTACCGCCTCCATAAAGGCGCCCTTGGCAATACTCCGCGTATCCGCATTAGCGGAAGAAACTTCGTCCGTTGCATCGGCGTCAGCATCGGCCTCGTCATCGCCTGTGATGTCCAGCGACTTCGCCACTGACTCCAGCCACGTGCGCGGGTTCACCGGCATCGGCGTCACCATCACGCGTTCCAACTGCACGCCATCGATGACGGGCGTACTGCCCTCCGTGTGGCTTTTTGTGATGAAGCCGAAAACACTCAACCCCAACTGGCGACCCCGCGCCAGTTGCTTGTGCAGCCCTACCGCGCGCGGATTGTCCCGATCCAGTTCCGCGCGGATGTAGAACTCACCCGATTCCAGCACCCGCCCATCGTTCAGATAGCCCAGATCGTCGTCGAAGGCAATCTGAAAATGGTTTGCCTCGCCGCCCAGAGCCACCGTGCCGGTGCGCGCCCACGAGGCCATACTTTCCTGCCCGGCCAGGCTGATCCGCTCATCGTACAAATCCAATCCGGTGTCCGAAGCTACACCCTCGACGAAGAGCGCGCCGTCATCACCATCTACTGCCTTGGCCAACGGCACCAAAAACTTAAATTTCTTCTTCACGCTTCACCTCCATAGGCTCACCATCGCCTGCTTCCACAACTCCTGTATACGCGGCATCGCCGCGTCTATCCCACGCTTGAAGTAGCCCCGTGGGGCCATTTTGGCCGTGCCGAATTCCACATATCCCGCATAATGCACATCGGTCACGACCCATCCCGCGAGATTCTGCATAAAATGACGGATGCTGGCCCGCAGGCGGCCGGTCTGCACCGGCGTCCGATCCTTGATCGCGCCCCCGGCCTCCTGCGCCGTCCCTACCATCGCCGCCTTAAACGCCGGCAACGCTCGCGCATTACCCTGGCGCAACGCCCGCGCAAACTCATCCAATCCCCGCAACTTAACGCTGTACATAGTTAGGCCTTATACCGCGTCACATCAATCTTCCCCGGTCCGACTGCGCATCGACAGCGTGGATGCGCCGGGGGGAACTGTACGCCAATAGAGAAATCGTCGCCCAGCGGCACCTCTTCGCCGTTCAAATCCACACAAATCACGCACGCACCTGGTTGCCCATCGATCCAGCGCTTCGTGACGACTACACCGCCTTCCTGGTAGGCCAGCCACATCCCGCCGTTGAAGGCGCGAATCGTCTCCGTGCGGGCAATAGTCAGCGCGCGCCAGTCCGGTATGTCATCCATCACCGCCGCCACGCGCGCCGCGAGTTGATCCATATCCTCACCCAAATTCCACCCGGCGAGCAGCGTCTCCGTCAACCGGGTGAGCGTCGTCTCCTGGAGCTTTTCGGCGATCCGCAGGCCGTACTCAGCAATGAACCGCTGCGCCGCATCATCGTTGACGTTGAAATCCAGCGGGATACCAATCATCGCCTCGCCGTGCTCGATCCCGGCCTGCACCAGTGCAGTGATCGACGGCACCAATGCCGCCACAATACTCGCCAGGGGAACACTTCCACTGACGATGGACGCCGCGCGCGCCGCCCATTCCTCTGGCGATTCTCCGGGTAACGGGGAGGGCAGCGTCGTGCCGGCCTGCGCATACGCCGCGACCAATGCCGCCTGCATCTCCGCTTCCAACTGCGCCAGCAGCGCGCGTTCCGCGTCGCTCAAATCGGCGGCGTAATCCTCGCCGGTATCCTCCGCCTTCGCTACGTGCTGATGCCCGTGCGCTTCGTCCGCATAGCACCGCGCTATGCTCTCACGTATCCCGCGCAACGCCTCCGGCAACCACGCTTTTTCGGTCGTCTCCTGGTCCGCCTCATCCATGTCCGTGCTCTCGCTACTCGTGGTCACGTCCAGCGCTTCCTCTTCCGTCACTGCGATCTCAAACACGCCCAAGCGCAGCGCTTCCGCCTGCGCCTGTGGCAACGACAGCAGCCCGTCACGTAGCGCCATCGTCAGCGCTTCCGTGTTCGTCCTGCGCGTCATTGCCTCTGCGCTTTCGTCCGAAGGATCAATATCCTCCCACTTTAACTGCAAGTGACTCGGCAGAATCCAATGCTCCACGGCCTCCTTGAGCGTGCGCAGAAGGTGCTGCAGGCCTTTGTTCTTCGACAGTTCCGCGCTGGTCTCTGCCGCAGCCTTCGTATTGATCTGCGTCATAAACCCGATGTCGAGGGGCGACATCTCGAAGTTCGCCGTAACAACAGTCAAATACCAATAAGCCATCGTCTGGAAGGGCTGATCCTTGATCACTTCCTGGAAGCGAATGAACTCCGCCTTATCCGTTCCCCACAGCAAACCAATATCCTCCAGCTTGCCACTGACCTTCGCCGCGTCCCACGCCGCCTTCCACTGCAAGGCCTTGTCCTTGTCGAACCCAGGTCCTAAGTTAAGAAGCCCCTGCGGAATCACATCCGTAAGCAGGCTGTAGTTGTAGTCATCCCCGGCCGCCAACGCGTTGATCGCAATCCACGCCTGCTGGACCGGATGCCGGTTGTACCATGTCAACTGCGCTTGCGCGTACCGGTTCCACCCCGCGTGCAGCACCTCATCGGCGGCAAAACGCGCC